TTGAGCCGATTGCTGACGTGGGTGGCCGTGTCATCTGCCTTAGTACGGCGAATGGTTCTGGGAACTTTTTCCACCAGTTGTGGGTTGGTGCGGAGTCTGGGAACAATGGTTTCTCTGGTTTGTTTTTCCCGTGGTCTGCTGGTGATCGTGATGATGATTGGTATGCGTCGAAGTTGAAGTCGATGCCGTCATGGCAGTTGCATCAGGAGTATCCGCGTTCAGCGGAAGAGGCGTTTATCAAATCTGGTAACCCCGTGTTTGATGTTGACCGTCTGGTCAGCATCGAACCTCAGGAGCCGTGGCGTGGCTATTTGCACACGTTCTCTCCTAAGCATACGGAGTTGCGTCAGTCGGGTGATGGCGAGTTCGCGGTGTGGGCGGAACCGGAGCCTCAGGGTGTGTATGTGTTGGGGGCTGACGTGGCTGAGGGTTTGGGTCATGGCGACTATTCGTCGTGTCATGTGGTTGATGCCCATTCTGGGGATGTTGTTGCCCATTGGCATGGGCACATCGAACCGGATTTGTTTGGCGAGTTGTTGTGTGAGATCGGCTGGTTGTACAACACGGGGCTGTTGGGTATTGAGAACAACAACCATGGGTTGACGACGTTGAAGGCGGCGCAGCGGTACGGGTACAGGAATCTGTACCGTACCCGCAAGTTGCAGCAGCGGAATCCGGAGGCTACGGAGACGTTGGGTTGGCGAACAACTTCGGCTACGAAGCCGTTGGCTATTGATGAGTTGTCTGCGGCCATTCGTGATAGCGAGATCGGTATTTATTGTTCTCGGACTGTGGCGGAGTTGAAGGCTTTTATCAGGGATCAGAATGGTCGGACGCATGGTTCTCCGCATGATGACCGTGTGATGTCTTTGGCGATCTGTTGGCAGATGTTGAAGTATGTGTGGTTGCCGGAGTATCGGGGCGAACAGAATCTTCCGAAGTACAGTCTTGGATGGTTTGAGCGTTTTCAGATTGATGAGGATTCTGCGTTCAAAAGGGTGCCAATCGGCGCGCACAACGCCCGTTCCAACAGGTAACGATCTGGCTATCTAGTGATGGGTTCTCTAAATTGCACGGAATGCGGCCGTACGTTCACGTTTGATGTGATTCCGAAGCGTGGGGCGGTGTGTTTCAAATGCCATGTGGGGAGCATCCGGTTCGGTTTCCAGCAGGGGCAGCAGATGTTTCACGACAAGACGATCAAAGAGCAGGAGCGGGAGATCATTGATTCCGCGAAGCGTGAGGGCCGCAACATCGAATACATCGGGAACAAGTGGGTGTGAGATGCCGACGTGGGCGCAGATCGTTATTGCGTTGGCCGCCCCCAGCGGTGTGCTGGTGGCGTTGATTGAACGCACTAGGCGTGAGAACAACAGGGATCATGCGTCGAATGCCAGTTTGTTGCACCAGATTGACCGGAAAGTTGATCACGTGTCGGAACGAGTTGATGATCACATTGAGTGGCATCTGGACCGTAAGGAGAGATAATGGAATATCGTGAAGCGTTGAAGCGTGCTGCTGCCACGTTTGTTGCGGGGGCAACGGCTGCGCCGTTGACCGCTGCTGTTGTTGACATTTCGTTCTTCAAGGCTGCTGCTGTTGCTGGTCTTGTTGCTGTGTGGAACCTTGCGGCTCGTACGGCTCAGGCTTGGTTGGCGCAGCCGGGTGAACTCTGATGGCTCGCCCTAGTAACGCCGACAAGTTGGCGAAGTTCCGGAAGCATCTGAATGCTTCTAAGCGGTGGCGACGTGAGGAGGCGTATGACAGCACGTGGAAACGTCTTGTCGATATGTACCGTGGCCGTCATTACGAGTATGCGTCCGATGAGGATCGTCTGCTGGTCAACATTGCGTTCTCTACGGTGAACGTGATTGCGCCGTCCGTGTCGGTGAACTATCCGAAGATTGCGGTGAATGCGACGAAGCCGGATGATGCGCCAAAGGCGATCATCACGGAAGCGGTGATCAACTATTGGTGGCGGCATTACAAGGTGAAGCCCGAGTTTCGTCGTGCCGTAAAAGACTTTTTGGTGACGGGCCATGGCTGGTTGAAGTGTGGTTACCGGTATGTGGAAGAGCAGCGGGTTGCTGAGGCCGATGAGTATTCGGATGATCAAGAGGGTGGCGAGTCCACGTCGATCACTGTGATCACGGAGGACCGCCCGTTTGTTGAACGGGTGTCCCCGTACGATGTGTTTATTGATCCTGATGCTACGTCGATGCGTGATTTGAAATGGATCGCACAACGTATCCGTCGTCCGTTGGCTGAGGTGCGTGCCGATAAGCGTTATGCGAAGAAGGTGCGTGAAGAGGTTGCTCCGACTGCTGGTTCACGGTTTGTGGATGAGCCGGGTAAGCGGCGCATCCACGATGACAACCATTCGTATTGTGAGATTTGGGAGTTTTACGATCTTCGGTCGAAGACGATGTCAGTGTTTGCTGACAGCGGCGACCAGTTCTTGATCCCTCCGAAGAAGATGCCGTATGCGTTTGGTCATCCGTTTGTGATGATCCGTAACTATGACGTTCCGGATCATTTCTATCCGTTGGGTGATTTGGAAGCGATTGAGCCGTTGCAGCGCGAGTTGAATGAAACTCGTACACAGATGATGAATCATCGTAAGCGGTTCTCCCGTAAGTATTTGTTCAAAGAGTCGGCGTTTGATTCTGATGGGCGTGGCGCGTTGGAGTCGGATTACGACAATGTGCTTGTGCCTGTGATGTCCGATGAACCGTTGACGAATGTTGTTGCTCCGTTCCCGGCGGTGATTACTCCGCCGGAGTTCTACAACCAGTCTGAGTTGATTCAGGGTGATGTGGAGCAGATCACGGGTGTGTCGGAGTATCAGCGTGGTGCGCTGCCGGAGATTCGTCGCACAGCGACGGAGGCTGCGATCATGCAGGATGCTGCGAATGCGCGTGCTGCTGACAAGTTGGCGACGATTGAGGGTGCGATCCAAGAGGTTGCGTCTCGGATGGTTGCTTTGGCGCAGCAGTACATGACTGGTGAGCAGGTTGCCCGGTTGACTGGTTCTGATGGTGTGCCGATGTGGATCACGTTTGATCGTGATTACATCAGCGGCGAGTTTGATTTTGAGGTGGAGGCTGGTTCGACTGCTCCGAACAATGAGTCGTTCCGTCGCCAGATGGCGTTGCAGATGGTGGATGCGATGGCTCCGTTTGCTTCTGCTGGTGTGGTGAACGTGGAGCGGCTTGCCGCTCACGTGTTGCAGTTCGGGTTCGGTATCAAGAATCCGGCTGAGTTTCTTGCACCTCCCGCACCTCAGGGTGCGGCTCCGGCTGGTCCGGCGGGTCTTCCCGGCCCGTTGCCGCCGGGGATGTCGGAGCCGCCCCCGGCTGGTCCGGCGGGTGTGGCGGCTCCGCCTGCCGCTAACCCGATGGAGTTGTCGGGTGTTGATCCCGCAGTTCTTGCTGCTTTGTCGTCTCGTATGGGCGTTGCCCTTCCGAACAGTTAGGAGATAACCATGCCAATGGTTGGTGGAAAGAAGTATCCGTACACGAAGGCTGGTAAGGCCGCAGCGAAGAAGGCTGCCGCTAAGAAGGTTCCGGCGAAGAAGACTGCGGCTAAGAGGTCGCAGGCTCGTCGGAACAACATGGATTACTGATGGCTGAGAAAGACCCAAGGCTGAAGGCCGCTGGTGTTGACGGCTACAACAAGCCGAAGCGAACACCGAATCACCCAACGAAGTCTCATATTGTTGTTGCTAAAGAGGGCGACAAGATCAAGACCATCAGGTTTGGGCAGCAGGGCGTGTCTGGTTCTCCTAGTAAATCTGGTGAGTCTGCTTCGTATCGGAAACGACGTGAGTCGTTCAAGGCCCGTCATGCGAAGAATATTGCTAAAGGGAAAATGTCGGCTGCTTATTGGGCTGACAAAGTGAAGTGGTGAAAAGAACTTTCCAAGTCTTGTTGCTTGTGACGGCTTGGATTGTTGGCGTGTTATCTGCGATTACGTGGGGGACGGCAGAGGTGTTTATCCGGTTCCGTAACGGACGCAGGTAACGATCTTTCTCTATTATTAGGAGCAACCGAAAGGACTCTAAGTGAGTGAAATAACAGATGCCCCCGTGGTAGACCCCGCCCCCGTTGAAGTGGATGGTGGACAAGTCGAAGATGTGGGCGGAAACGTCGAAGTACAGGCGGATGCACCAACCCTAAATGTTGACGAGTTTGCCGACCATCATGTGGTCGTCAAAGTTGACGGTGAGGACGTGCGGGTTCCGTTGTCTGAGGCGGTGGCCGGTTACAGTCGTCAAGCGGATTATACCCGTAAGACGCAGGAATTGGCGCAGCAAAAACAGAGCCTCCAGTGGGCAAGTGCTGTGGCACAGGCTTTGGAGAACGATCCTGCACGGACGATTGATCTTCTTCAAACCCATTATGGTTTGACGAAGGCTCAGGCCCAGCAGGTTGCCGATCAGGCAGCCGAGGATGCTGGGGATGCCGAGTGGGACGATCCAGTTGCCGCACGTGTCAAGGAACTTGATAGCCGGATCGCACAGTTTGAACAGGAACGTGCGTACCAGCGTTTGGAGGCTGAGGTTTCTCGGCTGCAAACCACATACGGTGATGATTTCGACCCTCAGGAAGTGGTAGCCAAGGCGTTAGCCGAGGGTTCCGCGAATCTGGAGGCCGTGTACAAGCAGTTGGCTTTTGACCGGCTGATGTCTCGGGTTCAAGCGGCTGAACGTCTGGCGGGTGACCGTACTGCTCAGGAGCAGGCGGTGCTGGATGCGAAGCGTGAGGCCGGGATTGTGTCGGGCGGGGCTTCGGCTGCGGAGCAAGGCTTGGAAGATACGTCACCGATCCGTTCAGTTTCTGACGCTTGGGCTGCTGCGAAGCGGCAGTACGGCGTTACTTGATCCATTAGGAGTAAACCATGGCTGGAAACAGCAACTTTGACGAACTGTTGTCAACAACGATTGCGAACTACCGTGATCAGTTGACCGACAACGTGTTCAATGCACGTCCCCTTACCAACCATCTCATGGAGAACGGTCGCCTTCGCATGGTCGATGGCGGCACCAAGATTGTTGAGCCCCTCATCTACGGTGAGAACAGCACCGTTGGTGTGTACTCGGGCTACGACACGATTGCTTTGACCCCGCAAGAAGGCATTTCGGCGGCCGAGTTTGAGTGGAAGCAGTACGCTGCGTCCATCGCTATCTCGGGCATCGAAGAGGCCAAGAACAACGGCGAGGCTGCAATCATCAACCTTCTGGAAGCCAAGGTCATGCAGGCCGAGGAGTCCATGAAGGAAGGCTTCAACGCCATGTTCTTCGGTGATGGCACCGACACCCTTGGTGCTGGTGGCACCGACTCGGGCAAGACTTGGAACGGTCTGGGCAACCTGATTGATGCGACCGCTGTTGCGGGCGGCATCGATCCGGCCGGTTCAGGCAACGGGTTCTGGGCTTCGTACGAAGAGGGCACCGCTGGTGCGCTGACCACTGCGGACATGACCACCGCTTACAACACCTGCTCGGTTGGCAACGACCATCCGGACATGATCCTGACCACTCAGACTCTGTTTGAGAAGTACGAGTCGCTGCTTACGCCGCAACTCCGCTACACGGACACCGACAAGGCGAACCTCGGGTTCCAGAACCTGCTGTTCAAGTCGGCTCCGGTGGTGTACGACGTGGATGCTCCTTCGGGCAACATGTTCTTCATCAACAGCAAGTACCTGACCCTCGTCGGCCACTCAGGCAAGTGGTTCTCGCAGACGGAGTTCGTCCGTCCTGAGAACATGGATGCCCGTTATGCGCTGATCTTCTGCTACGGCAACCTCACGGTTCGTAACCGTAGCCGTCAGGGCAAGTTGACCGGCCGCACAGCCTGATCAACCATGTGATGCTGGTGGCGGGGGGCTTCGGCTCCCCGCCGCTCGCATATCTGGGTAACGATTCAGCCTATTAGTGATGACTCCTAATGCTGTTCCTGCCCACTCCCTGTACGGGGAGCCCGCTTTGCGGGATGCCCGGCCTGCTGCTCAGGCTAAGGGTTCTTCTCCTGCCCCTCCGGGTGGGATGCCATACACGGGTCATACCCGTTGTATGGCGAATGATGCAACGTGTCAGGGCCATAGGGCTAAGGGCACGGATTATTGCATGGGTCATTTGAGGCAGATTGCCCGCGATGTGAAGGAGCGTGAGAATGAATCTGGCTGAAATCCGCTCCAAGGTTCGTGAGATTGTTGACATGGATACCGACGATGTGTCGGATGCTTTGCTCAACATGTACATCAAAGATGGTTATGACCGGATGATTTCTTTGGAACGGCGTTGGCCGTTCTTGGAGAAGTCGTACACGTTGTCTACTGTGAATGGGCAGAAGGGTTACACGATTTCCGCTATTGGTTCTGGCGATGTTCGTGAGATCACTTCTGTTGTGGAAGGGTCTATTGGTGGTATCCGGTTGACGTTGGTTGACCATGCGGATGCTGAGGCGTTCTGGTTGGGCACTCAGGACACTGTTGGCCGTCCGATGCATTTCTCTGTGTGGGAGCAGAAACTGTACATCTGGCCTACTCCGGATGCTGTGTACACGTTGGCGTTGCGGGGTTTCCGCAAGCCAACGGATTGGACTGCGAACGATACAACTCAGGTTGATGCTGATGATCGTTTGCATCAGTCGTTGGTGTATTACGCGGTTGCCCAGTTGTACCAGTTGCAGGAAGATGTCCAGTTGGCTCGGTTCTATCGGGATTCGTTTGATGAGGCTGTCCGGTTGGCTGCTTCGGATATTTTGCGGGTGTCGTCGCATCGTCCTTTGGTGTACTCGGGTGGACGGTTCCATGAGTCGTCTAATGGCTGGCAGTCCCCGGTGTACTTCTGATGGCACGGCTGGAAACGCTTCAGGTTCAGGACTTCACTGGTGGTCTGAATTATCGTGCTGATGCTTTCCAGTTGGCTGATAATGAGTCACCTGATTTGTTGAATGTTGATATCGATCCGCGTGGCGGGTTTTCGCAGCGGAACGGTGTCAGGGATTACAACACGTCGGCTATTGGGTCGATTGTTTCCGGGTCGTTTGACCCTCATCGGGTGTTCGCTTGGGATGGCAATAGCCGCCAGTTGTTTGTTGCTGCGAACAACAAGGTGTTTTGGACGAAGACTGACACGTTCGCTGATTTGGGTGTGACAACGGACGCTGTTGATGGTGCCGAGTTTGGTGCGTGGTCTAATTCTGGTACTTCATATATTTATGGGTGTGCGGGCGAGTCGAACAATGCGTTTCGTTGGGACGGTATTGGTGCGTCGCCAACGGCGACGTTGTTGACTGCTTCTGGTATTGGGGCGACGGATTGGCAGAACTCGTATGTGGGTGCGTCTGGTTCTCATTGTCCTCGTTCTGAGCATTTGACGGTTCATGCTGACCGTTTGTGGGTTGCTCATACTTATGACGGTAACGGGGCGGGTTCGGTTGTGCCGTACCCGGACCGTGTCCGGTTTTCTCATCCGGGTAATCCGGAGTGTTGGCGTGAGTTGGATTACATCGATGTTGTTGGCGGTGGCCGTGGCATTCAGGCGATTGTGTCGTTTGGTGACCAGTTGTTGGTGTTCAAACCTCGGGCCATTTTTGCGATCCTTGGTTTTGATGAGACGACGTTCCAGTTGGTGCAGTTGACGAATCAGATTGGTGTGCCGTCGGCTAAGGCTGTGGCTGCGACCGAGTCTGCTGTGTTCATGTTCTCTTGGCCTGATGGTTTGTTTGCGTTTGATGGCTCACGTTTTATTGACTTGTTCCAGAAGATGCGTCCGATCATTCAGATCGGTGAGATGAATGATGAGTCGTTGGATGGCATCTATGTTTCGTGGGTTGATCGTAAGGTGATGTTGTCGTTGCCGGTCGGTGTCGATCCGGCAACGGGGGAAGATTTTGATGAGCCGCTAGTGACGTTTGATTCTCCTGATTCAAAGTTCAACGGTTCGATTCAGGCTTCTGTACCTACGTCGACGTTTGTGTGGGATCAGACAGTTGGCGAGGGTGGTGCGTGGTCGCGGTACACGTTGGCTGATGGGTACGGGTTTGCTGGTGGCACAGAGTTCGTTGATGATTCTGGTCGCCGGTTGCCGATGGTGTTGCATCCAACTCAGCCGTTTGCGTTGCAGATCGATGTGCCTGAAACCGCTGATGATCTGATCGCTGGCACTACACAAAACTTTGAATCGTATTATGTGACGAAGTGGCAGGATGCAGGTCAGACGACCGCCAAAAAGTTTTGGCGGCGACCCGAGTTCGTGGTCCGCCAGTTGGGTGAGGACACAACGATTGATGTGTCCACGTTCCATAACTGGGATCGTTCCACTTCTCAGCGTGATTTCCAGTTGACGTTCAGTGGTACGTCTTTTGCTGGTGGCTATGAGTCGTGGGTGCAACCTGATCTGGGGTCTGATCTGGTGAAGGGAACGAATCTTGGGTTGGCTAACGCTATCCAGTTGAAGGTGTCTGGTGTTGGGGGTCAGGCGTGGGGTGTGAATGGCATCACATTCAAGTTCAACCCGCGTAGGAGCAGGTTGTAATGGCTGATCAGAAGTTCACTCCTCCCGGTTTGGGTCGCCTTCAGGGTGAGGATGCTGCTGTGTTGCGGCAGGTGATTTTGGCGTTGATTCAAGAGTTGGAACGTATCCGTGCACGCCTTGATGCGGGCGGCTTGTAACGAAATGGCTATTTAGTGATGGCTTCTTTTGCGAACCTTGGTTTGTCCGTTGGGCGTGGTGAACGGTCGGCACGTACTCAGCGTGACGCGACCTTGGCTCAGAACGCCTATAGCCGGTTTTTGTCTCAGCAGCGTGGCGATAGGGAGTTACGTAGTCTTGGTGAGCAAACGAACCGTGATCTGGGTGCTTTGTCTGCCGCGTATTCGCAGCGTGGGCTGCGAAACAGCGGGCTTCAACAGCAGGCACGTAATGAGTTTGGTACGCAGGCTTTCAGGTCTGAGCAGGACATCCGTAATCAAACTGCACAGCAGTTGGATATGGCGAATTTGTCTGATGCTCAGGCTCAGGCTGCGTATGAGTCCGCTGTTCAGGAAGCGGAGATTGCCAAGGCGAACAGTATCGCCCAGTTGGCTGCCGAGTTGTTGAACTATTACCCGTTCATGGGGAGTTGATTATGTCTATGACAGATGCGTACGAAAGTTACTTGGGGAACCTTGGGGGTTCCCGTCAGCGAACAGACGAGTTGTTCGGTCAGTTGCTGTCCGGTAACCGTCAGTCCCGTCAGAATGTTGCTGATCGTTATGCGATGATGGGTCAGCAGTTGGCCGACATGTCGGCTACTGCGTCTGGTCAGGCTCGCTCAGGTTATGGTGCTGCACGCAACCGGGTTCAGGCTGCTCCTCAGGTTTACCGTGGGCCGGTTGGTCCGGGCCCGCAGGCTGCTGCGGCCCCGTCTGTGGGGATGGACGCTGCTACCGCAGCGAACTTGCAGAGTGCTGCGGGACAGTTCGGTCAGGCTAATCAGGCCGCTCTTCAGCAGGTGTATAACACGTTGGGACAGTCCGAGGCTGCTAACAGGGCTAGCCGTCTGAGCGATATTGATCTCGCACAGACCAGCGATTTGGCACAGTTGGCTGCTTTGGCTCAGGCGCAGCAGTTCGGGATGGGTGCTGCCCAGTCACGTGAGATGGCTGATTTGGATGCTGCGATCAACCAGATTTCACGTGATCAGATTGCTGCCAGTCTCGGGTTTGATGAACGGGAGTTGGCTGCTATCAACGCTATGACGGCGGCACAGCAGCAGGGTGAGCGTTTTGCGTTTGATCAGGCTGAGGCTGCTGCGGCAGCGGAGCGGGCGCAGCGGGAGTTTGATTTCGCTCAGGATCAGGCTGTTGTTCAGGCCGCTCAGTCCTCTCAGGTGTTCGATCAGAATGCGGTGAACTCTGCGGTGAACATGTTCACTTCGATGGTGAATCCGATTGTGGATACTTTGGAACCGGAGTCGTTGTTGGAGTTGTGGTTGGCGTTCTCTGAGGAGATTGGTATGCCGATGAGTGAGGCTCTTGGTTCGGTGGGGGCTGTCTGATGCCTCCGTTGACACCTGAAGAACAAGCAGCGATGCTGCGTGCCTTCATTGGCACGGGTAGTGGTTCTAACCAGATCAACGATTTGGAGAACCTGTTTGGTTTCTCCCAGAACTTGTTGGCTCAGGCTGCTATTGGGATGCCGGGTGTCGATGCCCAATATATTTCTGACACGGTTCAACAGTTGGCGTACACGCCGTATGACGGACCTGATCCGCTGGTTATTCAGGAACAGGTGAATGAGGCGATGCGACGTGTTGCGTCGCGTCTGGGCATCCAGCCGGAAACGATGAACAGTATTGCCGAGTCGGTAATTGATGGCATTGCTCCTGATGTTGCGTTGGCGGCGATTAGTGGGCTTGTGTTCCGTGATGCTGAGGGTAATCCTCGTCCTGATGTGAGCGATACGGAGCGGGATGAGTTCAATGATCTGTCAGGCATTTTGGAGGCTTATCAGGATGCTGTTGAGGCCGAGCGCAACACGTTTGAGATGGACGGGCAACGATATGTTGCCCGTGATGAGACTGCTGTTCGTGCTGACATGGAGGAACTTGGTCTTACCGGCCCGTTCAACGATCCGAACATTTGGCTGTTCCAACCCGATCAGGCTTTGGCCGCCGCGTCGCAAGCGACTGAAGCGGAGGCCGCAACGGTTGGTCGTGAAACAGATGCCCTTAGGGATCGTCTTGGGCGTGTAGGCAGAGAGACTGCGCAGCAGGCTGCCCGTGGTGTTCAGGGGCAGGAAGATATTGAAAGAGGGATAATCGATTTCTTCAACAGGTCGGTGACTCCACCGACTGTTGAGCAGGGCGCAAGTGTTGCTGGTGCACGTATCCCTGAGGGCGCAACTGTGAGTGCACCCAGACCTCCTGTCAATGCCCCTCAAACCGATGATTTGGCGATGTTGCAAAGGCTTGCTCCGGGGGCTCCCGCTCCCGGCACGGCTGACCCTATGGAGCAGTTTTACCGGTTGACCGGCGGCAGAAATGTCACGTCTGGTTATGGTGGGGCTGACGTTCAGCCTAAGACTTTGCCTGATCAACTTGATGTTTTGGCACGGTTGGCTCCGGGTGTTCAACCATCTGAGACTGGTCCTTCTCCTTTGCCTCCGGTGCAGCAGGAGGCACTTGATCGTCAACGTGAGGCTGCTATCCAGTCTGCTAACAGGTACGCCACTTTTGCTGCGGTTGAGCAGGCAAATAAGGGTGTCCCGTTGGCCGAGGAAAACTTACGTAGGGAGATCAACGATTCGGTTGTGCGGCAAAGAGAGTTGTCTGATTTGGCTAGGCAGCAAGCCGAGGAGGCCGGGGCTAAAGGAACTATTCCGGGTGCCGCACAGTTGGATATCTACCGTGATTTCCTGACTAGTTCTTTCCCGACTGTCACTTCCGGTGGCGGCGGTGGTAGGCAGAGGTACCGGTTGTCGCAGGATCAGATTCGTAGTGTGGCTCGCGCTGCGGCGGGGCCGCTGCGCCGAGGGGCACAGTAAATGCCGATCCTTCCTTACGACGACGAGAAGCAGGGTTCTGGGCGTGGCCTGTCAAGGCTGCCTGACGTGGTGCGGACACAGCAGTCGCAGCAGCAGTCTGGTGGGCCGGGTTTTCTTGGGACGTTGGCTAGGGGAATTGTTGCCCCGTTGACCGCAATCGATACGCCGAGGCGTGCGATCATTTCTGGTATCCGTGAGACGGTTGATTTGTTGGATTCCGATCCGGAAACCAAAGCATCGTTCGGTGATTTTTTGGAGCAGACGAAAGACCCGACGTACGGTGTTGGCTCTGCTTTCCCTGACCCGACTGGCAACAAGTGGGTTGATCGCCTGATTGGGTTTGCTGGTGATGTGGCGTTGGACCCGATCACATACTTGACGTTGGGTGCCGGTAAGGCCGCGACGTTGGGTGGTCGTGCAGCGTTGTCGACTGATTTGTTGCGTGGGGCTCAGGCTGTGGGTCGTGTTGATGAGGCTCGCCCGTTGATTCAGAAGGTAACTCAGCGGGGCGTGAATGCTTTGAGTCGTAGTGAACGCCAGTTGTTCGATGACATTGTTCGGGCTGGCGGGACTGGTTCGGAGATTGGTCAGGCTGGGCTTAGGTTCCGTGTGCCGTTCACTGGTCGTGAGACGGCGGCGATTCCGGGGACTCAGCGTGTTGCCGAGGGGATTGGTGGTGCGTTGTCGTCGGCACGTTTGCGTGCCGGACAGTCGGCCACGGGCCAGCGTGTGCGTCGTGCTGTGACCCCACGTGAACGGGTTGACTTGTATGACCAGATGGTGATGGGTGGCGATCCGGACACGTTGTTGACGCGACTGCAAGATATTGCGGCTGGTGATCGTGGAACGGCGACTCGCAATATTGCGTTGAACCGTTTTGGGGAGCAGGTTGATGACATCGCTAAGGCGGGCCGTAAGGAAGGTTTGTCTGGTGAGGAGTTGACTCGCCAGTTGACATCGGAGTCCGTTGAGACTGGGACCGCTGCGGAGGCACGTGGTTTCTTGGACAAAGGTGTGGCGGAGTTGTCGGATGCTGGTTCTGAGAAGTTCCGCAGATTGCCTGACGGGACGTACGAGGGGTACAGGACAAATTATGCGCCGCGTGTGTACACCGACGAGTACGACACGGTCGTACGTGGCGAACTTGGCGACGAGATCAGGCAGACTGTTGGTGTTGTTGATGATCTGAGCCAAGAGGGAATCACGCAGACACGTCAGATCAATGCGGGCGACACGTTGTCACGTGGCGACCAGTCGGTCGTGTTGCAGGGCGATGATCCGTTCTCGTTCAACAAAGCGATGAACGAGTTGTACCCAGAGTTGGGTGGCTCCGTCAAGTTTGTTGAAGAGGACGGCTACAAACTGTTGGAGCGTTGGGCCCGTTCCGCCAGCGCAGAGTTGGGTCGTTTGCGGTATGCGGACGAGATTCAGTTGTTCGGTCCGGGTCAGGCTGCAAGTCAGGCCACTCAGGCTCCACGGGTGACTGGTCAGATCGCTGAGGAAACTGCGGGCACGGTGCCGGACAGGATCGATGACATCCGTGCCGCTAGGGCTGAGGCTTTAGATGTTGCACGTGGACGTACGAGTGAGGCGCGTCGTGCCGAAACGGCACGTATTGGTGCTGAGGCCACTAGGGCCGAGGGGGCCGCCACCCAAGCGCAGCAGAGGGCGGATGCTGCTTGGCGCAGTGCCCAGAAACGATTGCAACAGATCGATGACGAGGTAGTGAAGATCGACAGTCAGATAGAACGTCTTCGCGGCAAGCAGGCCAATGTGGCTCGTCGTCAGTTGCGTGATCGTTCCAACCGTCGTGCCCGCTTGTTGGCGGAGCAACGACGCATTGAGGCCCAGTTGCCCGGATTGCAGGCCCGTAGTGGGGCTGCTCAGGCGTTGTTGCGTCAAAGCGATGAAGCCACTGCTGCTGGTGTGCGGCCTCCGGGCGTGTCTCGCCCGACGGGGGCCGCTATCAGGGCGACTGAGCGGGCTGAGGGGCGGCTTGCTGAGGTTGGTGAAGAGTTGTCTGCGTTGGGGCGTGGCGGTGAGGGGGTTGTCCCCAGCCAGCAGATCGATGATGAGATTGGCTACTTGACAGCGAAGCGTGGTGAGGCGCGTGTTGCTTCCGAAATGAACAAGGGGGCGACGGAAAGAATTGCTTACAGTAGTTACAGGACAGAGTTGGTGCCTATCGACAGGCTTGAAAAGATCAGGTCTAACACTCTGGACCCGAATGTTGACATTGATGCCTTGGCGCAAGATATAGCGCAGCGCGGGCAAATGGAGCCTCTGGTTGTCATTTATGGCACGGACTCAAACAAGGTTGTTCTGGCGGAGGGTCATCATAGGCTTGCCGCTTTGGAGCGGCTTGGGTTCGACAGTGTTCCTGTGAGGGTTTTACGGCGGAAGGATTTGAACGAACTTGAACCTTATGCCCGGCGTGTTCCGGGCTATAAGGGGGGACGGCCGCCGGAAGATTTGTTGCCTTCCGAGATCGGGATGGTTACTGCGCGTCCGACGATGCCTGATGATGTCGCTGCTATGCAGGCGCGTGGCGTACAGATGGAGCAACGTGCCGGGCAGAAACTTGATGAGGCCGAGGCTTTGCGTGCCCGTGATCCTCAGGCGTTGGAAGCGAACCCCCGCACAGCAGCCGCTGTGCGTCGTAGGAAGAAAGCGCAAGCAGCGGAGTCACGTGCCCGCCGTCAGGTAAACGCTGCCGCCAAGGACGGGTTTGCCCCGTCATTGGACGGTGAGGATGCGGCGGCGAACATCACAGCGAACTTGAAGCGGGTGCCTGAGCAGGGCAACAAGCGGCTGCGTCGTGAAGCACGCGCCTTGGTGGAAGATGTTCCTGAGGGCGAGTTGTTGACCCGTGACGAACGGTATCTGGCCGGGTTGCGTCAGGCCGCTAAAGACCCGTCTGATCTGTCCGCTCAGGTCGCGTACGCGAACATGTTGCAGGCGTATTCGATTGAAACAAAGATCGCTGCCGAGGGCGGCAAGGGCCGTAACTTCGGCAAGTTCTTTGAGTCGCTGTCCGGCAACAGTAAGAACTCTGCCCAGTTCCGTGAGGACATGTTGAACCAGTTGGAAGAAGGCTGGCGCATGATTGAAGGCACGGGTGTTGCGGTGCCTGACGAGTTGTATCGGATGCGTCAACGCATTGTGGAGTTGAATCAGCCTGAAGCGTTCACTGGTTTCTTGAAGGCGTGGGAGACGTACACAAGGTTGTTCAAGGCGTATGTGACTGCGACTCCACGGTTCCATATTCGTAACGGTATGTCGGCTTCGTTTATGAACTGGTCTGAGGGTGTGTCTTCGATGCAGATGATCGAAGGTGTCCGCATCTGGAAGAAGTACAAGAGTGTCGGGATGCCGGGGTTGGATGCCCGCGAGAAGACGATTATTGAGTCGGTGTTGGCTTCAGGTGCAGGCCAGTACGACATGATTGAGGTCGGGTTGCGAGGCCCGTTGGGGACTCGCACTTCCCGCAAGGTTGGTACGAACGTCGAAAGTGGGGTGCGTGCCGGTCTGGCAGTCAAGGTGATTGATCAGGGCGGTTCGTTTGATGAGGCGTTGTCGACAATCACCCGTGTCCATTTCAACTACAGCCAGTATTCCAACGTGGACAGGGTCGCACGTCAGGTGTTCCCGTTCTGGACGTTCATGTCTCGCAACTTGCCGTTGCAGGTCACCCAAATGTGGACCAAGCCACGTGCTTACGCACGTTTCAACAGTGTGATCCGAAACATCCGCACCGACGACGAAGAGACAGGTTTGGTGCCGGACTATTTCACTGAGGGTGGCGGGTTCCGGTTGCCGTTCAACATCCCCGGTGTCGGCCAGTGGGCTCGTCCTGATCTTGGGTTCTCACGTGTCGAAGAGGACGTGGAGCGTTTGGGTGATCCGATCCGGTTCTTGGCTGACTCCAACCCGTTGATCAAAGCAGCGGTGGAGAACTTCGCTGGGAAACAGTTGTACAAAGATATCCCGTTGGATGACGAATCGTATGTGCCGCTACAGGGATGGCAGCAAGCAATCTTGCCGTTGCTGCTGGCTACTGGTCAGGCGGAGCAGGGGCCGAATGGTTATGTGATCACTCCGAAGACGGAGTACATCTTGGATCAGGTCAACCCGTTCGGCGGTTTGTTCAACCGGTACTCCGGTGAGGGTTCTCGCAACGAGGACAAGGCAATCAAGAACTTGTTGGGTGCTACTGGCATCCCAGCGTTGCTGTCCGGTGGTGGCTATGTGCGTGATCTGACACCTGAGGTGCAGGAGTCGCAGCGGCGACGTGAACAGTTTGAGCAGCGTGACGCGCTACGTAAGTTGCGTGAGATCGCAATGGCGAGTTAGCCGAAACCCCAGTCTTCTGGGTATTCACCGCTGATGTCGGTTTCATTGACATCTAGTTCTAACCCTTGTTCGATCTGGTTTGCGAACTGCTCTAGGAACATCAACATTTTCGCCATTGATTCGGGCACGCCGTTCAATGATTCTTCGTAGTGTTCCATCCATTCCCGTGCGGCAGCGACGGGAATGACCATGGCGACATGCAAAGACATGCCGTCTTCTTCGATGATTTGTTCTGCTTTGGCTTGGATGTCCTCAGCGTCATCACCGAACAGTTCTTCAGCCCAAGCACTCACCCAATCATCTGACCCATCACTGCCCATGTTTGAGCCCCGATCCATCCGTCCACTGTCAACCCGTGTTTGGCTTGGAATGCCATCACTGCCTTCTCGGTCTTCGGACCGAAGTATCCGTCTTGTTTCGCTCCGACAATTTTTTGGATGGAGCGCACTAGGTCACGGTCTTTTTCTCCGCGCCGGATCGGCTTGCCCCGATACGGCACGAACGTCATTTTCGGTGGTGCTTGTTCGGCTGGTTTGCCTTTGAGTTCTGCGAACACGATACGGTAGTAGTCTGCGTCATCAGCCACGTCGGGGCTGATCTCCACATGAATCCAATCGGCCCAAGATTTGCCGCCACCTGTGATTGTTTTGCGTGCGTATCTGCGCCACTTGTTGCGGTCACATTTCCATCCGCGCCCTAACGGCTTGTAGGCGTAGTCGACAATGATTTCGATCTGGAGGTCTTCGGCGTGTTCAACGAGCCAGTCGATCCACTTCAGTGCTGTCTTGCGGTCGCCGCAACCGGGGTATGTGCCGCCACGGTAACTGAGATCAATGGCACGGCCGGTGCCGTGGTTCGATGGTTTGCTGCCACCTCTGACCGGCCTACGTAAATAGGTTCCGTTGTTGAAGAATGCTCCGCCTGTGAACTTGACGAACTCTCGGACGAACTGTTCTGTGCCTTTGCGTTTGCCGGATGCGTATCCGTCAAACCCTGTGTACTTGCGACCCATACTAACTAGCCCTTTCGTTACCCTCATCGCTCAGGTCAAGGATGAATGATCCGTCGATGAGCATCTGTGCGATAACACAGTAGCCGACCATGTCTAGCAGTGTGTCGATGATTGATTCGTTCGCCGGGCTGCCATCGGATTTCTTCATCAGGTTGGCGTACCGTTCGATCTTGTCAGACAGGCGGATCGCCACCCCAAACAGTCCGCCTTGCAGAATGTTTTGGTGGCCGTAGTCACGTTGCTTGGAAACCAGCAGGTCGGTCATTCGTTCGCTGTCCCACTCGCCTCTGTCTCGTAGTTCAGCGATAGCGGAGTAGGCGATGGCGGGCCACACCCTGATGTCGGTGCCTTCTGTCCTGAACAGTACGTCTCGTTCTTCTCGCACTTTGGCAATGTCGATTGGTGTCGGGTCAGCGAAGTAGGAAGCAAGTGCTTTCACTAGGTCTTCTGCTGATTCTTCCCATGTGGTTGGCATGTTCACTCTTTCTCTGATGGTCATGTCGAAACTTAGCATTGCTTTCAATGCTTTGAGGGCACGGTTCCGTATCCGGAACACGTGTGTTTTGGATACACCAAGTTGGTCAGCGATTTGTTGCAACGACAGTTGTTCACTGTAAACAGCGTCGATTACCCAGCGGTCTTCTTCTGGTAGCAGGTCGACTGCGTCGGCAACAATTTCTCTGAGCGGTTCTAGTTCTTCGGATGATTCTTCTGGTTCATGTCCGAAGTCTGCTTCCATCAATGCCTGTATCGGGTTCTCTGGTATGCGACGAAACATTGGTGTTTCGTCACCATAGAACTCTGTTGGTATTTGACGGTTAGCCATTTGTGATCTCTTTGATCAGTTCGACTGCTGTATCGAAACTAATCAGCATTCTACGTGGAACCGTGTGGAAGGTGTCGTAATGTTTGCGGATTCGATCAAACTTTTTTATCGCACCCCACTGGTCATCTGTGTCTCCCATGACGACCAGCATCTGGTCGGTTGCACGTGACACGAACACAACAGCAACCGGTTTGTTTCTTTTCTTCCGCCATCCAGCAACGGTGTCAACGAACGCTGTGGTGTACGGGAATGACTTGGGGTCTGCGTCGAACTCTAGGTTGCGTGATTTCACTTCGACACAGTGTCCGCTGTCTAGGACTACGTCTTGTTCATCTTCGTAGTCTTTGATTTGTTCTTCGGTTTCAGCGAATGTTAGTTCGGTTGCTTCAGCGTTGATGCCGCACTCGGTGAGTCGGGCGGCTACCAGTTCGGCGTACTGTTGGCCGATGGTGGCTTCGCGTCGGAAGATTTCGTCGCTTGCCCGCTTCATCGTTTTTCCGCCGTGACAATCATGACGATCTTGTCGTTCTCAAACGCTGCGCCTTGGAGTCCATCCAGTGTGGTCTTCACAAGGTTGTCTACGTCGGCTGTGAGTTTGGTGGTGTGATCCCCGAGCGGGGTGAAAGTTATTTCTGTTTGTTGTGTGGTGTAGACGATGTCTATTTGTAGCGGCTGGTCGTAGAACGGTCCGTTCTGTTTCAGGTATTCGTCCCGAATGTTTGCTTCTGCTTCCAGAGTTGTTTTCGGGGTGAACACACGACCGCCCCGCCCAAGGCGTGGTCTGCCTTTGGGTCGGGGTCGGCCGGGGATCGTTATTGTGAACGGCCGTTTATTCGACCTGCGTCTTCCCATGTTTCGCCCGCTACTTTCTGCACGGCTTCCATAACTGTCCGCGCTATCCGTTTCTCACGATCATTACGATTTGAGAATTTTCCCCATCGACGATCGGCATCGTATAGCACCGCAGTTATCTCCTCGGGGGATAGCCCGTCACGTGCCGCACAGCAAGCCAGATAAAACATTGTGGTTGACCTGTCTTTGCCCGGTTTCGGTCCGTTCCGTAACACGTATCTGGTGAGTTTCCCCATCTTGTACACGGGAAGTGTCGACGGTATTTCACCGTCGATCACAACATGTTGCTTCGGTGGTTCTTTCCACATGTCGGCAAGCCGCAGAATCTTGTGTGGTGGAACACGGTTGGCGTGTGCTTCTTCAATGAAGAACTCCCTGCCCATAGGTGTCAGGTCGTCGTTCATGATGTACCGCAAACCTGAACCGTCGTTCGGGTATGGCAACCTCACATAGTTACCAACCTGCCCATCTCCCAACGTCACCTGCTTCGGGTTGACCTCGGTCGGTGGCACGTCAGCAACTTTGTGAACCACAAGGAAAGCGTTACGCATCGATTCTGCCGGGATGCTACGTGTCGGGAACAGCCACACGTGATAGCCCTTACGGGTTTTCTCTATCCATGTGACTATGTCCTTCATGGCGAACGCTTCTTGTATGCGATGCGCCGCGTCGTAGTCGTCCACATCGATGTCGGTGCATCCCCATGTGACGATGGTGCCAGTTGACCTGTTCATTGCCGGGTAGATCCCAACCTGTGTGCCACCGTTCAGGTGTTCACGGAACAGGTCGGGGCTGACAGGACGGCGGATGCATCCACCGGTCCATGATCCGTAACAGTCGGAGCGGCCAGCGAACAAGTCGATGTACTTCCTGAGTGTTTCACCTGTGATGCCGTTCACCATTGACCATCCAGTTGTGGTTCCTCCCACACCACCTCAGGTGTTGTGGGGCGGGCCACTAAAGGTTTGAACCCTTTGAGCCTGCCGGTCCCTTGTTCAATGTAGTAGTCGATGTCATCGACCAGTTCGGCATCATGCCGTTTGCATTTCACAAGGTTCAACGTGACGGTGTTGGAGTGGCGTTCCAGTTCTGCCCTGAGCATGTCCAACTTCTCCAATGCGATCTCGGAGACGGAGCCGTGTGCGGCTCGTTCTTCGATCTCTCTGATCTCTGCTTCGATCCCGAACTTCTTGCGTCGCACACCAATGATGTGTGATGCCTGTTGTTCGCCACCGAACGCACCGGATGAGATGGTTTGTTTCGCACCGTCTTTACCTGATGTGCGTGACGACTGGTGCAGCACAACCAACGGCACGTCGTGCCGTCGGGCGAACGCTTTGATCGTGTTCGCTTTCGACGCGACGTTGTCTTCGGTTGGCAGCAACTCTAGGTAGTCGTACACGATGCATGCTGGCTCACCAATGTTGTCTGCGGTTTCATGAACTGCACGATCCATGTCTCCCATGCTGAGGAACTGGTCGAACACTGCGAGTTTGCCGAACTCTTCGGACGCTGTCTGTTCGATCATGTCGATGGTTTCCCGGTCGTCTTGTTCGATCAACTGTTCCAACATCCGGCCCGGTGTGCCCGTGATCAGTGACACCAGTTTGATCAGTGTCAATGTGCGTGGCTCATCGGGGCAGAAGTACATGATTGGTTTGTCACGGTTCGCCCGCAAGATTTCCATCAGGAACAATGTTTTGCCGGAGTGCGAGTAGCCGTTGATCAGCAGCATCTCGCCGGGTGCCACGCCACGCATCTGCGTGTCGATGTCGTTGAACCCTAGGTAGATGCGATCAGCGGGTGTTTGCACCCAACGGACAAAGTCCCCTACCGAATCGCTGAGTGGACGGTAGAACAGTGGGGCTGGGGCTGGCAGCAGAGACGGAGACGGGGCGACCTCGGTGAGATCGCCCCGCTCCATTTCTTCCCACCGAGCCGCCAGATCGGGGCTGGTGGTGTCGCTCACTTCGGCGGCCAGAACGCGAAGGGCTGACCCTTGGCGTTCATGCTCCCGTCGGCTGCCTTGAACCACGGACGGTTGTTCGTGGCGTTGGCGGTGTCACGGTTGTCGTACACCTTGGTGACGCTGTTCTTCGCGCAAGCAGCGATCAGCCACTCGGGAAGCGGGCCATGCTGGGCACCGGCAACTTCGATGGTTGCAGCGGACTGCTGCACCTCAGTGGTTCCGGGGAACATGTCCTTGACAGCGGCAACACCGCTGGTGGATGCCTGCCCGCCGATCTCTGCGGTCAGGTAGTTGCCGAGTTCGACAATGACCATGGCGACGGTTTGCAGTTCTGCGTAACCCTCGTCGGTGGTGATGTCGATACCACGCTGCGCTGCGTAGTTCAGTGAGTTGGTCAACGTGTTACCTACACGCAAACCGATTTGCTGTTGATCAGCCATGTGATGAACCTCCTCTGGTTCGGTTGTTGGTGTCCCTGCAGGGACACCTGTTGGCCCGACACCTTTGGCTTGGGGTGCCGGGTTCCCTCATGTGAGGCTTATAGAAGGTGGCGAATGCCAACACGCCACCAACAACGAAGATGTATCCGATCAGGGTTTCCATGTTAGTTCATCCCCTGACATGTCTGCCCCCTTGCAGGTGTCCCAGAACGGACACCAGATGTGAGAACACAACGCCGACTGGTCGTTCAACGGCCACGGATTATCCATCCCGTACCGCAACGCAAACTGTGCGGCACTCAACGCTTGCTTACGAACGAACGAGATGTGCCCGATGTCCCGTTGTAGTTCCACGATCTGGGTGTCACCGTTACGCAACATCACGTCATAGAAAAACTTGACTGGCACCTGAGTGACCAGACCGTCATGAACAGCGGCGGCACAGTACACCGATGGTTGAACAGCCCAGCGTTGCTTCTCCCACTGCTGGTACTTGCGGCTCGCAGACTTGTGATCCCACACCGTGTTGTTCGGGGCCACATAGTCGATGGTTCCTTCAAACCATACAGGGGTGCCGTCGGCTTCACCGATCTGGAACTCAAACCTGTACTCCACCTGACCGCCGGGCGGCATGATCGGGTACACGTTCGCAGCCCACGCCGCTGACATCAACTGGGTTTGACCGACCATCTCATCGGCGGTCAGCCCTGTCGACTTCCACGACTCGGCCTCTGCCGCCATCTGCAACGCTTCCGGCGCAGCCTCAGCGGCCGCACCGGGATCGATCTCACCGGACAACACCTGTTCGATCACAGCGTGCATCGCTGTGCCGATCACGGTCAGGTCGGAACCGATGTTCGCATCGGGTTCGACCACGTTACGACGTGCCCGTTCTGGGCACAGCAGGAAGTCATTCAACCATGACTGCCTGATTGCTACCCCACCGTCTTCTCTGATCTTCATGCCTTTACCCCTTTCGGGCACTTCGTGCCCACTGAACATCGGACACCTGTGTGTCCGGTGGGGGCTGCCCTTGATGGCATCCCCATTCTAATCACCCCTGTCAAGCACCGACCGTAAACGGTCGGCCTCGGCTGTCATGTGATCAGCGATCAGTTCCTGTTCGACCGTGATGTCGTACAGCACGTCGGACACTTCGTCCCGTTCAACGACGGCGCGTCGCTCGGGTGTGATCCCGTGCCGACGCAACAACGTGTACACCGTCGACCGTGAGATGTTGTGCTTCTCGCAGATGCGGCTGATGGTTTCACCTGCCATGTACTCATCAGCGACTGCGGCGGACAGACCGTTGCTATGAACCCGTGGCCTGCCGGGCTTCCGTGCGTTCGTCACGTGTCGCCACCTCCCCTAGTTCTCCTGCTTTCAACATCTGCCACACCAGATGACGGGCAACCCATGAGGCGCACCCTGTTTGGCGAAGCATCCTGTACACCCTGACCACGTACGGCCTGTAGGAATGTCCGACGAACCGGTAATGGAACTCCAACGATCCGGCCATCGGTTTGGTCTGCCGCATGTACGGCTCCAACATGAACACTCTCATTTTCATTTGTTTCCCTTTGCGATCTGGGCGACACGCTGATAGGAGATGCCGATCTCGTCGGCCATCTTCCGGTACGTGTTGCCTTCTTCATGTCGTTTCACGATTCGGAAACGACGGGCTTTGTGTGTGTCCGACACAAGAGTTGTCAATGTGTCGATGATGTGCGCTGTCTCACCCATCATGGTGCGGATGTCGCCGTGTTCCGCTAGGCGTAACGCTTCGTAAATATGTCCTGCTGCTAAGGCAAGTTGGTCGCTGACTTCTGTGCGAGGTTTGACGTGCCGGGGGTTTTCTGTGCTGTTGATCATGACAACAGTTTAGTCCACCCCCGGCTAGTTCGTCAAGTACCCCCTAGACGTTCGCGGTCGCGTTGCGCCTGCAACGCAGCAGCGGACAAGTCCGGACCGTACGTATCCAAAGAACCAGTCAACCCAAGTTCGCCACGCATCACACGTCGCTGCCGAGCAGACTTGCCACCCCAGATACCTTCTTCGATGTTGAACCTCAAAGCAAAATCCAAACACTCCTCAGCCACAGTGCACTCGGCACACACAGCACGGGCACGTTTCAACATTTGCTTCTGGTCACCACGCGGGATGAAGAACTCCGGTGTGTCATCGACAAGCATCATGCCCCGGCATGCTGCATCCTGCTGCCACTCCGGCCTAGAGAAAATGAAATCAAAACTCATGATGATTCCTCAATCCAGTTGATCAACACCAACACCAAAAGAAACTGAAACAACCAGCATCCGATAGTGACCGGGACGATCTCCGGCTGAGAACGAATGACCTCATCAACCCCGTCCGGTGACCAAGGTGACCACAAGGCCCACACCACCGTCACCGTTGCCGCACCTGCGGCGATCAGCAAACGTGTTGCACGTCTCACAGCACACCTTCCTTCCACCAGCGGTCGTTCGCCCAACGGCGAGCATCATGCAGACATGACTCACCGTAAAACTTGCGGCGGGCACCAGTCCGCATCGACATCGCCATAGCGATACACGGATCAGTCTTGTGCTCCCTGATCACATAGTCACCGACCTGTTCATAATCAACGAAATCATGAATCGTTGCTTCAGCCATCGGTCTTCTCCTTCATCAATCGGCCACCACCCGTGTGCTTGCTGCACGTCGGAGGATGGGAAAGTTTTACTTGTGTTGTGACGGTGACCCCGCATGCGGGACACACCCACGTTTGTTTTGTTGTCATGACATTCCCCACGGCTCATAGCCGTATTCAAGCCAAATAACTAAGGCTGCTTGCAAGTTGACATGCGGATCATACAAGTCGTCACATTCGTTCAAGATTCCGAACTCCTGCAACCAACCAACCTCAACACCGTACGAAGGATTCGGACGGCACCAATGCCCATTGATCTGCATCAACCCACGGCTACCACCACGCGGATCGCTGGTGTTGATAACCGTAGGGTCACATCGTGACTCACGATGAATCAGATAGTCAACAGTTTCAATCTCGCTGATCGGCCAACCGATAGCGACAGCATCATCCAACCACTGGGCACACAGCCCCTCCGGCAACGTCGTTGTCACCGGAGGAACCGTGCTGGGTGTCCCTGCAGGGACACTTGTAGTGGTGGGGGCGGCCGGTGCAGGCCGGGCCTCCCGAGCCTGAGCCTGCACCGACGTGGTCGTCACCAACTCCAACGGGTAAGTGGATTCCACAGGAGGGGTTGTTGTGTCCTGTGATGCACATCCCGTCATTAGTACGGCGACGGCCACTACCGCCCACCTCATGACTCACCCAGCCGACGCTTTAGGTGAGCGATCTCGTCACGCAAATCAACGATAACACGTTCCAACTCACGGGCCTCACGGACCAGCCGCTGAGACTTTGTCTCGGCAGGTGTCCGGTACAACTCGTCAGCATCAAACATGTCGGCGTAATCGGCGTGAACGTACACGGAGCAACGAGGCTGCCCCGGCTTACGGTACACAGCCAACCGTGCGATCTTCCCCTGCTTGTGCAGGTTCGTCAACGCACCAGAAGACTGGCCGTGATGAGTGCCTAGGGCTTCATCGATGTCACGGAACGTGGCACCGATGGTTCCTTGCCGGTACACGAAGTCCAACACTTTCGATAGGCGTTTCGACAGCGTGCCGTCGGATGCCTCATCGATGGCTCGTTCACGGGATGCCGACTGGGCAGCAGCATCCTGCCACCCAGCCGTCCCCCAGTAGTAGCCACTCATGACGGCTCCGAATACAGAACGTCGGTGACCTGCGGAACGAACCGTTCCAACGCTTCGGCCAGCCGTCGCTGCTGTTTCAGTTGGGACTTCGACGGTTCGTCAAGACGCTGCCAACTGGTCAGCAACGTCTGCCCCGCCTGAGACAGTGCCTTCGCATCAGCGATAGTGAGAAAGAATTCCCACTCTGGTACATCACTCGTAGTAGTCATCGGACAATGGTCCTTTCCCGGCAATAACTGCCGATAGATATTCAAACGTGGGGATACCGTCGTCATGTGGTGGGCAATGCTGCTCGCACATGTCGACGGGTGCGCCGTCGTCGGCCCACTTGCAGCCGCACGACTCAACCATCGAACGTCTCGCTGTCAACGACACGCACGTTGTACGACAGGTCGACCTCAACGGTGAACCTGAACTTCGATGGGCTGCCTGCTGCGGGCTGGTCGATCTGCTGGATGTAGTTCTCCATCAGCACCTTGTCCATCAGTAGCGAATCAAGTGATTCGCCGGGGATCAACGTGTCGTCCACATGCAAGGCAGGGAACCCTTCGATGATCTCAGGTTTGATCTTCGGGTGGATCAACTCGCAGCCCTCCAACGGGCGGGCCACACCGGACGGACGGTGATAGATGAACGCAGGATGCCCGCTCATCGCACACCTCCCAAGAACCCGGTCATGTTGCGGCACGCTTCGACCACAGCGGGACGATCCTCTTCGACCGTCACTGCTTTGCGTGAAACGTACACGTCATGACGCAACGCAACACGATCCGTCTTGTACTCCTGTGTCGCCGGGTCGAACGACCACCGGTTGACACCGGTGCCCGGAACATGGCGGTAACGGAACTCAAGGTCAGAGTTGCGGCACTCATGGTTCAACCAAGAGCCACGGCACTGGTTGCGGAAGATTGCTTCCCCATCAGGGAACATCTTCAGAGTGTCACGCGCCTCTTCGATGAGACGTGCAACCTTGGAGGTGCGGGTACGTCGTCTTGGTTCAACACCAACTTCGGCGGTGCGGAACTTGTTTACTGTGATTTGGATTTCATCCATGATGAGCCCCCTCCTTGGAGGCGTGGGTTTGTTTGGTTTGGTATTGCTGCCCGGCCACCCCAAGGCGGGGTGACCGGGACATCTTGTCAGGCGAGAGCGAGACGCTCAGCACGGATAGTCATGGCCTGCTTGGTGCCGGGGTCAGTGACCACATCGACCTGCTTGGCGAAGTTGCCCTTGGTCTTGTCGTGATACTCCCAGCCCTGAATCGACTGCACCATGCACCACGCATTGTGACCGAACTCGTCCGACTCGTAGTCGTACCGCTTCATGATCGCATCGACCTTGTTCTCCCAACGGGTGAACTTGGACGCATAGCCACGCCACGTTTCCTTCGGGTCACGCACCGGCATCGGGATAACCCTGAACAGAAAGTCCTTCGCCTGCGAACGGCTTTCGAACGTGATCGCACGCATCTGCTTGGCACGACCAAGGAACGTGTCCCAAGAATCCTGAGCCCGTGAAATGTACGTCGCCCACGATGCGATGATCACGCTGTGGTTCTTGGTGTGACGCGCCGAGAACAGTTTGGAGTCGTACGACTGGGCGTTCTCGCACGCTGCACGGTACATGAACGAGTGAATCTGGGTCGACCTGCTGCCATCTTGGGAGTCAGTCACCATCAGGCATGGCTTGACGATGTCGCCGCCACCAAGGTCAACCGCGCCGGTCAACTCCAACGTGACCACCAGCACCTTGCCGTGTTCGATCATCGCTAGACCGGTGCAACTGTTCGGGAACGCAGCCTCCACCATGTCGATGGTCTGCATGTACGGGGTCGCCGGGTAACCGTGCGACACCGCCGGGTTCAGCAACGCAGGCGGGTCAACCGATTCGTTCCACACACTGTACGCCGTAGGTGTACCACGGTTCTCCGGTGTATGGCCCGACGGATGGACCAGCGGATGCTTGACCGGAACGAAGTTCGCTCCGGCATCCAACGCAAGATCGATTGCGCTGGCCTTGTCTCCGACCGGAAGCATGTCATCACGACTAAGCATGACGTTGCCAGTTACCCGGCCGGTTTGGTTTGTACGGAAGAAAGCCATTGGGCTCCCCTTTCTGACCCGTAGGTCGTTGTTTATTTTTTTACCGGTTGGTAAAACTTGTTGTCCCCTAGGTGTTGATGTGGCCGGGAGCCCAAGGGGACATAGACCCCCGGCCACGAACTAAATACTAGACGAAACTAAATGGGTTCGTCAAGTCGGCAGACCGGACAGCACGTCCTTGATCCACCTTTCGTAACTCAACGATGCCAGCCGCAATTTCTGTGGTTCCTGACATTTGTCACAGAACGGCGAACCATCAGTCGCATTACGAGAACAGATGATTGGGTATGGAATCTTCTCGCCACCGTAACTCCTCAGAGTGAAGCCGGTTTGCCTTTCGCAACGCCTGCCCATCACACCACCTCCCGAATGAACCCGTGCGTATCCGGACGCTTGCCGTCCGTGCGCTTCTTGACACGGACCAGCACCGCATAGTTGCCACGCTCGTCACGTGGCGTATCAGCACACCGCAAGTCATGCACGTCGCCATCGATGACGGGTCTGCCCATGAACGTGTCAGGCAACGCCGCACCCTTGGGTAAGTTGACTGGCACCACGATGTTGCCCTGATGTTCATCGAACATGGCGCGGTCGTCACGTTCGGTCGCAGACCGCACCAGATAATAGTTCGGCACGGTCGTGCGCCAGCCCGACCTGACCAACGGGCGTTTCGTGTAGTCCTGAAAATCCACGTCCGGATGACGAGACAGAATCGACTCGTCACCCACGTACGCCTCGGTCACCACATCCAGATCGGACGTGCCATTGATACGGCACACCAACGTCTTACCGCACCGGCCCACACGTTTCTTCGCTAGACCGATCTCGTAGTCGACCAACAGCCAGAAGTCATAGGGGAACAGACAGAGCATGACGTACCGGGCCAGCATGGCACGGGACGCAGCCCCGCCAGATATTCCTAGGTGGCCCGAGTTGCCAAGGCACGCGGCCCGACATCCCGGTGTCGCATGGCTGCACACGTTGCGATGTTTGCCCTGCATCGTCGTCCAAAGTTTGATCAGACGGGGCGATGCCAACTCGTCAAAGAGTTGGCGACCACGGTTCGCCTGCGGCAGATACATCACGATCTGCTCCAACTTATCTGTCCACTGTGCGTTGTGCGCCGTCTTCGCGGACCGCGACTGCTTGGTGAACATCTTCGGGTTTTCCCCACCTCCAACTAGGCGGGAGATCACCCAGAACTTTGCCTTCGCTGAGGCTAGGTGTGTTTTGTACGTCATTTGTCCTCCAACTCGTCGCGTTCTCCGTTCGTCATGATCATGTCGACCAGCAGACCTAGGACGTATTTAGCGTCGTCCCTGTCTAGGTCGTGGATGTAGTTCTCCATGACGTTCAGTGCTTGTTCGGATTTGTTGCTCATGTCAGACGGCCTCCGTCCCTGCGGGACTCCCTGTCCCTGCAGGGACACACTCGTAATGGTTGCCCGTCTCCGGGTCGTGGTCGTCCCTGCACCCCAATATGGTGACCCGATCACAATGGTCGCAGATGCCATACAGTTCGTACAGGGTGGCGTTCCAGTGGTCAAGGATTTTGTCGGCTACCGCACGGTGCGACGTGTCGCACCCGGCACCGCCTAGGTACACCGGGACACGCAGCCCGGCGATGTACCCCACCCCGACGTAGGAACCACCACGATCTTCGACCGTGATGTTGTCGATACGCATCGTCGGCGCACTCATCACAGTTCCTCCAAGTGAACGATGGTCGCACCGCAACGGCACTCCCACATGTTGTGACCTGTCTTGCGTCGTGCGACCAGATGGTCGCACCGCTTGTTGTTTTGTTTCGTTTGTTTGTTCTTCACGGTGTCCCTCCGTTGCTTGTGGGTGTCGCTGCGGGACTTGCTGTCCCTGCAGGGACACCCGGTTCGGTGTGGCTGGTCCCCCAACCACTAACTACAGATTACCACACCAACCAGAGTTTGTCAAGTCCTACTAGACACGGGCACCGGTGGGGTCATCGACACCACCACACCCGGAGCCCACCCCAATAACGACACCAACGACCGGCGACCATCAACTAGACAGACCACATACCGGTCGGCCCCGTCATCGTCAACACCCAACGGGCGACACCACGCCACCCCAACATCGACATAACCGGCACCCGCTCGCATTGCTACATGTTCCAACATGCCACCAACACTACGGGCTGCCCCAATAGATACGCCATGACCGACACAACGACACCACGTCGGGCCGTCCCTGCAGGGACACGGCAACGGGGCCAACGGCCACGGGGCCGAGGCCCACACACGCCACCACACCGGGCCGCACACGGCCCGCAGCCCACACGGCCCCACACGGGCCGCAGATAATCGCCCGCACCTAGACACCGGGCCCGCCCACAGCGGGCCACACGGGGCCACCTAGGGCCCAATGCGGGCACACGGGCGCAGCCCACACGGGGCCACACGGCCCCGCAGACATGGCAACGGCCCCACACCGGGCCACACCGGGCCAGATATGGGGCCGCACATGACAACGGCCCCGCGCCGTAGCACGGGGCCGCTGCACTAGGTGCGCTAGGTGCGCTAGGTCACACGGTAGCGGGCTCTTCTGCAGCCTCGCACAACGCCGCAGCCTCGGCCAGAATCCGGGCCGCATTCTTCACACCGGCCGACGGGCTCTCGTGCTGCCCGATGTAGTCGACCAGATAGGCCCGCAGCGCGTCATGGATGACGCCCGCGTCGGGGCCGGGTGACGTACCCGGCCCGTCCTCGCCCTCGCCGTCGCCGTCCTCGCCGTTCCCGGTGTCGGGGTCATCGACCGGTGCCGCATACAACGCCCGCACAGCAGCCCGTGCACCCGTCTTATTCTCGGCACCTTCGG